GTCATTGTAACTGCTGTTGGACTTACAATAACTCCTGTTCCAACTTCTTGTGTGGTTGTACCCAAAGAAGTTGACATTGAGACCCCTGTAAGGTCATGAATAAATTCTATGTTTTCATTCCATGCGAATGAACCCCATGTATTTCTACCCCAACCTGCGTCTACTGTACCTGAACCTGTTTCGTCACCTGCAGTAAAGGCCATAGAAAGGCTAGGTAGTACAACACCTGTACCTTCATTAATTACTAAACTACCTGATAACTGTGTTTCAAATGAAACACCTGTTGGAAAAATTCTATGCTCAGGCTCACCTGTCGCTGTGCCTAAAGCAGAAGTTACTTGAAGTGAATCAAGTGTAATTGTGACATCACCAACAAAAGACTCAGTGCCTAATGCTGTTGTTGTAGATAATCCACTAACAGATACTGTAACAGAGCTTTGTTGGCCCCAAAAGCCTTCGCCCCAATTATTTTCACCCCAAGCATCTGCCATGGTAATGCTCCCTTATATTAAGATAATCTTAATATAGCACTTGAAGCATCATTGGTTGGGAATGCGATTGTGAATGTACCGTTTGTTGATGTTTTAACACTTCCAAAATCTAAAACTGCTATAGCTGCATTTGTGTTAGCTGAAGATCTGTTATAGATCAAAGCTGCTTGAGCAGATATTGTTGCTGATGTGAAACTTACGTTTGCAAAATCAACAAAAGCTGTTGAAGCTGTTGCACTACTTGCTGTTAAACCGATAGTTGGACTCGTTAGAGTTGCACCACCCGCTGCATATGTTCCTGAATTACCTACTTCATTGGTTGCTGAGTAGGCTGTTGTGTTTCCATTTAAAGTTACAGAGTTTGTGTACAGAGCGAGATTGATTGTATCATTATCGATATCATGATCGCCCGCTAATAACTCTTTTTTAAACGAAGCACAGACTGCTTGATTTATTGCCATTTTTATTTACTCCCTTTATGGTGTTAGCGATTTAATTGGAATTCGTAACACACCATTTTGATACTCATCCCTACGTTTACGACCCATTTGCTCCTGTGCAAAATCTTGCAGAGCTACTTGGTACTTACCTTCGTATAATTGCATATCTTGAACATTTTTCAAGTATGAATAAGCTTCCGATAAAGTTCCGTATAACAAAACTTCAGGTGCATTGTTAGATAAAAAAGTGGTGGTATTTGTGCTAGTCAATCGCTCAGGAGTCTCATCGTACCACATCTCCACTGTGTAAGCCACGTTAGGGGTAGGAGCTACAACTAAAGTTGTTCCATCCCAATTTCCCCAATATTTTGGTTTACCTGTAAAATTAACATCAGTAGTAGATCTTTCAGGAGAATACTCGTCCATAAAAGTAGCGTCCCTTTGTTGTAACCAAGTTCTAGTTCCATCTGTTTCTACCAACTGCAATCCTCTAGCAAATCTAAATCCACCCTCAGGACCTGATACATCTAAAAAGGCATTATTAGCCTCAAAAGTTGTAGTTGCATATCTTCTTTGATCGTCAGTATCTATTTGTCTAGCTACCTTATTTTCAATATTAGTTATAAAAACATTTATAACTGCATCACTTAGAACATCACTAGTAACTTCGGTATAGTTTCTTACATTTGTTAAAAGTTCAGAATAGTTCATGATATCACCACTGTCACTGTACCAATACTTGATCCAATAAGCAACTCTCTGCTTTGATCAGCAGGTTGCATACCGTCAGATTCAAAAGCTGAATCTCCTGGTGCTCCAACAAAAACAATAACAGGTTCTTGTCTAGCAGGTCTAGCCCAAGGCAACGCTTGAGCGTCTGCACTATGATAAGGTGGATCTAATTGTGGATGCTTTGTTTCAAAACACTCAGGACAAGTTTTCAGTCCGTTCCACTCTTGTCTTAATTCAAGAAATTTATATTGTTGTCCACACCTATCGCATATGGCAAGAGCATATTTACCTGTAGCAAAGGTTGCCATTTATGATCCGTTTACAAAATAATTTTGAGGAACAATGTGAACTGATGATCTTTGACCGTCTTCAGTAAGAGCTCTTTGTAACTCATCCTCATAATATAACTTTAAATTTTGAGTGGCTTGAGGATTTTTCTTTTGAGAAAGATAGAAAGCTAAACCTGAAACCATACAAGGTAAAAATCTAAAAGGAGCATCAGGATCATTAGTATAAGCTCCAGCGTCTTGTATTCTACCTATATAGTTATAGTTTATTTGAGTATCTGTTGTGTTCGGAGTTTGATACAAATTAATTTCAACATTAGCTAAATTTCTTTTTATGTAATATTGACTAGGTTGACCTTGAGAAAATTTATTTGGTAGAGCCTGATACTCTGACCTAGATATTTTAGTCATAGTTGTATCGGTAGTAGTTCCTGAAGAAATTTGTCTAAATGTCATTTCTAAAACATCAGATGCATCGCTAGGTGCAGTGTAAGTAGTAGTTCCTGCTGTTAAATTTGAAGTTTGATTGGTTACTTTCCATAAATGAATACCTCGATTTCCCCACTCAGAAAATAAAATGTTCAAACTTCTTCTAGCTGATTTTAAATCATAACCTGATCTAGTTTCAACACCACATCTTTCATATGCATCTTCTATAATTTCATCTATTTCTAGATTAAAAGTGGTTGTATTCGAGGTAGCCATTATTAATTTACTTTCTCACCCATTGCCATTCTCTTGTGTTGGTTGATAGTGCCACCTGATTTCATTTTTTTCATCATGCCACCACCACGCTTTTTAGCGACTTGCTTTTTCTTAGCCATGCCACCACCACGCTTTTTCATCATGCCACCACCACGTTTCTTGGCCATGCCACCTTTTTTCATTACTTGTTTCTTTTTTGCCATCATGATTTTACTCCTTTTTTAAAAAGTTTTTCATAAGTATTTTGCCTTTCAGCTACTACTTCATCGTAGTATTCCTTAGGCCATTTCTTATAATAGCCTATCTTATGTAGTTTGCAACTTGCATCATACAGTTGTTTAAATTTTTGTATTAACATCATTGAATACTCTAAATCACTGTGTTTTACAGGTTCATCAGTAGGATCTACTAAAAACTCTTGTTCATCAGGATCTGCTGGAGAAGAAGGATGAAACCCCATAAAATATACATCTCTACGATTATAAGTTTTATTGTAGAAATCTATTTTTTGTTGAAACTTGTGGCCATCATATTGTTCCCAATAAGGATCACAAAATATTATTATATCATGCTTTTTCTTGTCCCAAGATTTTAAAATATTAGTTAAATGTTTTTCATATTTTGATTTATCAAGTCTAACTTCTATTCTAAGCTTATCATCTTTTCTCCATTTAGCTGCAAAGGGACACGCTGGGAAACCTATATGTTTATTCATTGGCTCCAAGACAGTCTTGGACCAATTAATTACATCAAGCTTTATTTTTTCTGCTTGTTTTTTTCTTGACAAATGTTCTTGCTCTTGAGGGTGTGGGACCTGTGTTTGATTTAGCTTGTTTTCTTCTTACTGCTCCTGCACGTTGCCCTTTTGACATGGCTCTAGCTTTTGCTATTGGCACACACTTAGGATAATTTTTTCTTTTTTCTCCACCTGATCTACCACACTTAGGATAAGATCCGTCAGACTTTTTATTGGCTATGTCTACCCAATTTTCTTTTACCCAAGATCTAAGTCCTTTTTTAGCCATTACGCTCTGCTAGTGACTTTTCTTCTATTCTCCATCACACCACCACATCCTTTAGCAATGCCACCTTGATTGAAATTAGAAATTTCTTTTCTCTCCTGAGATCTTTTATTGATCATACCACCTGTAGCTTTTTTCTTAGCTCCCTTTTTACCACCAGGAGTTACCTTACCACTACAGACTGCACTAGCATACATATTTGCATACGCACTAGGGTATACCTTAAACTTACGTTTAGCCGCCGCTTTACCTCTTGGACATAATTTACCCATTATCGTCCTCCGTTTCTAGTCCACACACACAAATATAATCTTCATTACATTTACACATTATTTGACTTTACCACCTTTTTTCATGTAACCCATTTTGTTTCTTACTTTGGTTGGCAATTTAGCTAACCCTGGGTTTTTCTTTTTGTCTACTTTTTTTAAATTTTTTTTCATTTTTTTACTCCCTGTGGATACTTCTTTCTGCATTTGTGCTCTAGATATTACCATTAATAATCAGAAGTTTTAATTAAAAACTCCTCTATCCAAGCTACTCTGTCATCCATGGACAATATTTTTGTCTTAATAATGGCGATATCTTGTTGCATTTCTGCAACACTATCTGCCTTTTTTTCAACTGCATTAAGACGTTCTGACCACATGCCCCAAGTCATGCCTATCGTTGCAATAAGCACGACATATGGCAGTATTGTTTTTATTTCGATTTTAAACGACATATACAATCCTCATCTGTTTTACAATCACACATAGCGTACTCCTTACTTTGTTTTTGCGGACATCCCACTTAAAGGGTTATTTAAAGCCTTATTAATCTTTAAGTCAAGGTTTTCTTCTAATAACTTCATCTCTTCTATAAGCTCTCTTGAGTCTTCTTTTTGTCTATCTTCTACGTCATTCACAATTTCTGTTATGTGTCGTACATCTTGCTCAACGTTGCGTAAATCCGTTTTAAGGTCATCTTTGAGTTCACGACTAACCTGACTTATTAGGTCTATTTCGCCTAATATAATTTCTAATTCACTTTTTAAAGCATCTAATTGTTGTGATACGAGCTCTATTTGTGCATCTGTTTGTGTCTCTACGAGAGCAATCTTCTTGTCAAATCCACTGAGGTCCGGGGCAGTATATGCCTCGATCTTAGCAGACATATCTTGAAATTTTTTGAAAGCCTCAAAACCACCATATAAAACACCCACAGCACTACTTAGTGCTAAAACAATTGCCATCATACGTCCTCCTTTAAAGGAGACACCACCTATTGAGACTTCTGCCACTGTGAGTTCACCATATCATTCATTATTTGATCTTGAGCCATGTTAAACAAAATACCATATTGATCCTCTATTGTCTTGTTTAAATATTGTTCTACGTTTGTATCTTGAATATAAGATTGTGTATCAAAAAATGTTTTTGTATTACCAAGAATTTGCATAACAATTAAAGTTTTAGTTTGTGCAACATCATCGTATCTATCCTTGTCATCAATTTTTTTAACTATTTTAGATGCTGCTTTTTCTTTTGATGTAGTTTCTTTTTCACTCTCTTTCTTTGGCTCTTCTTTCTTTTCTACTTTTTTAGGTTCTTCCTTTACCTCTTCTTCTATTTCTTCAGGGGCCTCCTCAACTTCCTCTACTTTTTCAGGTGCTTCTTCGACAGTCTCTTCAGGTTCATTTTCAACAATTTCAGGTTCTTCTTTAATTTCTTCTATCTCAGGTTGAGTGTCT